TGGGGTGACATAGGTCGTCATCCTGTTGGTGCTGCTGTAAGTATTACTGCTGACAACTTGAGTGACAATTTATGGCCTGAGTTAAGTCGTTGGCAGCAGCGGAGTGCGTTTTTGCGTGCTGCGTTCACATGGACGAAGACTCGGATATTTGCGAATGACCATCCTGAGACGTGGTTTTTGAGTGCTCGTGCGATACCTCGGACAGCGAATGCTGAGGAGCAGGGTCGTGTTTTGAGTGGTTTGCATTCGGATTTCATTTTTTATTTGATGGATGAGACTGGTGACATGCCGATACCTGTGTTACGGACTGCTGAGCAGGGTTTGACTACTGCGAAGGTAGGTTTGATAATGCAGGCTGGGAATCCTACTAGCACTACTGGGATGCTGTATCATTCGGTGAGTAATCAGGCTGAGTTATGGAATGTGATAAGCATTACTGGTGACCCTGACGACCCTGACCGTTCGAGCAGGATAGACATAAATTGGGCGAAGGAGCAGATAGAGTTATACGGTCGTGACAATCCGTGGGTCATGGCGTATATTTTAGGTGAGTTTCCTCCGACGGCGTTGAACGCGTTATTGAGTCCTGATGACGTTCGTGCGGCGATGAAGCGTGGTGAGAAGGTTGGTGAGCAGAACATTGCACAGAGGCGTATAGGGGTTGACGTGGCTCGGTTTGGTGACGACATGACGGTATTGTTTCCGAGGCAGGGGTTGATAGCGGGGATGCCTGTGGAGATGCGTGGGGCAAGGACTAATGAGATAGCGGCTCGGTTGATGATGATGAAGAAGGACTTTCATAGCGAGATTGAGATGATAGACGACACTGGCGGCTGGGGTGCTGGTGTGATAGACAGTTACTTGCAGGCTGGTCACAGTGCATTGGGGGTGAATTTTTCGAGCAAGGCCACCAATCCCAAGTATTTCAACAAGCGGTCGGAGATGTGGTTTGAGATGGCGGAGTGGGTAAAGCGCGGCGGGTGCTTGCCGAATGTGCCTGCGTTGGTGCGGGAGATGAGCGCGCCGACATATACTTTTTCGAATGGGAAGTTCCGCGTCGAGGAGAAGTCGCAGATAAAGCAGCGGTTGGGCTACAGTCCTGACAGGGCTGATGCGTTGGCATTGACGTTTGCGTTGCCCGAGACCCATACGAGCAAGGCGACAATGCTGGGTCTCACAGGCAATTCTGCGTGGCTGACAGAGGAGAAGATGATAACTGACTGGGACCCGTTTGACGAGAGTAGGCCGTGATATTACCGTCTGACAGGAGAGAGTATGAGTGGCCTGTTCCCGAGGGAGATTGGGAGAACAGATACTATCGCGTGATTGACTATGCGTGGCTGCACTTGCAATTTCATATGGATATATGCTATATGCATTTGTATGTAGTCCGCTGGGGGGCAGACGTGGTTCGGCTGATGCGGAAAGATTTTGAGGATTTGGTATGGCTGGTCAGGTCTCACGGGGGCAAGCGCATAGTTGGCATGGTAGGCGATAGGGACAGGAAGTGGGGAAGGTTCGTTACATTGATGGGGTTCCCCGAGCCGAGGCCCGTGGAGATAGAAAGCAAGTTGCAGTATGTTACCATGATGGAGGTTTGAGATGGGGGCAGCAGTAATTCCAGCGATTATCACGGGCATACTTTCTGCAGGCGGTCAGGCTTATGCGGCCAAGCAGGCTGACAAGCGTGCCAAGCAGGCTTCGAGCGCTGCGGATGCGGCACAGAAGCAGTTAGAGGCAGAGCAGAAGGCACTTGATATTCAGGCTGCCAACAAGATACTCCGCGCACGGAAGAAGCCTACGGGCAACAAGCCGAGGGACACGATACTCACCGGCACGCAGTTAGGCACAACGCAGACGGGCATCCAGACGGGCAAGACACTTTTGGGGGCGTAACCTATGGCCATTAACGCCAGAGAAAGGCGACGCAATTTTGAGATAATGAGGGGTGAGTTGCTGAAAGAGCGACAGACCTTCATTTCTCATTGGCGAGACATCGGTGACTACATCCTTCCCCGACGCCCCACGTTCAATCTCACAGACACCAACAAGGGCGACAGGCGCAATCTGAAAATCATCGACAGCACGGCCACGCTGTCATCTCGAACGTTGGCTTCGGGCATGGTGAGCCATGTCACAAGCCCTGCACGGCAGTGGTTCAAGTTGTCTGTGGCCGACGCCCGCATGAGAGACATCGGTGCGGTGAAAGATTGGTTGCATACCGTGACCAAGCGCATGTCTGCGGTGTTTCTACAGAGCAATATCTACAATTCCCTTCCGACTTTGTATGGGGACATGAGTGTTTTTGGCACTGGAGCCATGCTTGTCGAGGAGGATTTTGACCACGTTATCAGGACGTATGTCTTCCCTATCGGCAGTTACATGATAGCGGCCAACGACAAGGGGTTGATAGACGTTTTCATGCGGGAATTTCGCCTCACTGTCCGCCAGTTGGTGCAGAAATTCGGCGAGCGTGACGAGAATGGCAATCTCAAGTGGGACAATTTCTCTACACAGGTTAAAAATCTGTATGACAGGGGCCTTCACGACACGTGGATAGACATTCTGCACGTCATACAGCCTAACAAAAACTACAATCCCAAGATACTGACGTCGAAAAAGTATGAGAGTGTCTATTATGAGCGTGGAATAAGCGGCCATAGCAGCAATCTCAACACACAGGAGACGGATGTTTACCTCCGTGACAGGGGATATGACTACTTTCCTGTGCTCGTAGTGAGGTGGGAGACCACTGGTGAGGACGTTTACGGCACATGGTGCCCTGGTATGGCGGCCCTTGGAGACGTTAAGGCGCTCCAGACCATGCAGAAGCGTAAGGCGCAGGCGATTGAGAAGATGATAAATCCCGCCATGGTAGCGCCGAGCATGATGAAGACCCTACGGACGTCCATACTCCCAGGCGACATCACCTACGTTGACGAACGTGAGGGGATGAAGGGTTTTCGTCCTGCCCACGAGGTCAATGTCAGGATAGCGGAACTCACACAGGACATACTCGACCACCAAAAGCGCATACAGAGGGCGTTTTACGAGAACCTTTTCCTCATGCTCGCCATGACAGACCGCCGCGAGATAACGGCTACCGAGGTCAACGAGCGCAAAGAAGAGAAACTCATTGCCCTTGGCCCTGTGCTTGAGCAGTTGAACCTTGAATTGCTTGACCCGTTGATAGACATCACTTTCAATATCATGCTCAAGCAGGACATGATACCAGAGCCACCGCCGGAACTCTCGGGGCAGAAGTTGAAGGTGGAGTATATCAGCATACTGCATCAGGCGCAGAAACTCACGGGGCTCGTAGGCATAGAAAAACTCATCAGGTTCGCTGGTGAGGTTGCACAGTATGACCCGTCCGTGCTTGACAAGATAGACCGTGACCAGGCCATTGACGAGGTTGCGGACATTACGGGTGTGCCGCCGAGGATAGTGGTGCCTGACGAGGTCGTGGCGAAGATAAGGCAGACACGGGCACAGCAGCAGGCAGCGGCACAGCAGGTTGCGATGATGCAGGGTGTGGCTGGAGCGGCGAAAGACCTTGGCAAGGCTGACTTGCAGAAGAACACAGCGCTTACAGCGTTGTTACAGCAGGGGGCGCAGGGCGCATGACGAAGAAGGCGTATGTCGGCAACGCCTCCGACAAGGAGCAGGTAAAAAAGGCGGGAACGAAAGAGTATCTACGTGAGAAACAGAAGAAAGAAGACTTGCAGGCGATACTGGGGAGCGTTGAAGGGCGCAGGTTTCTGTGGAGCGTGCTTGAGAAGTGCGGCGTATTCCAGTCGATATGGACGCCATCGGCGCAGATACACTATCTGGCGGGGCAGCAGGACATCGGGCATTGGCTCATGGCGCAGATAGTTGACGCCGACCAGGACGCATTTCTTAAAATGCAGAAGGAAGCGAGTGTATAGCGATGGGGCAGATACTTGAACTACTCAAAGAGTGTGAGTCTTCTTGCTTCTATGGTGACATTCTGATAAAAATGGAGCGTGGCAAGATTGTCATAATATACAAGACGGAGAAGATAAAGCCATGAGCGAACACCGCAAACACCCAGGATTTTCAAAGGTCTCCGAGAGCATAGCAAAGAAACAGGGCATCTCAAAAAAGAGGGCACGGGCAATCTTAGCGGCTTCTACGAGAAGTGCAAGCAAGAAGGCGAAGAAGAAGAACCCGCATTTGAAGAGGGTTAAATAACTATCCGAAAACGGAGGTTGAGTGATGACGACAAGAGATAGACTTATGGAAGAGATAGACAGAGTGTTAGCTGAGAATGATTTTAGTGGCACATTAAAAATAAATATAAGACATTCAGATGTGTGTTCAATGAGCATCGTGCCTCAAGAAAGTGCTATTTTATTCAAGGCACCTAAAGTGCCAAGACGAGACGAATAGTAATTTAAAATAACATAACACAACCTATCAGAACAACTGAGGGTGGTCAACTGCATAAGCAGTCAGCCACCCTTTTTTATTACCCTAAAAAGGAGGAGAACAATGACGACAGAAGTAACCGAGACTGCCGAGCAGGGTAACACCGAAGAGGTAGTCGAGAAGGAAGAGACCACAACCGAGACTGCGGAAGAAAAGGTCACAGAGAAGACCAAGGAGGAAGAGACCCCCAAGGCGCCCGAGAAGTATGACCTGAAACTTTCCGAGGACTCACCACTTGACGCTTCGGACGTAGAGAGGATTTCAGCCTATGCGAAGGAGAAAGGACTCTCGAACGAGGTGGCGCAGGAGATGCTGGAACGCGAAGAGGCGGCCATCGTTTCCTACAGAGACGCACAGATGCAGGAGGTAGAGGAGATAAGGGCCAAGTGGCTCGAAGAGGCAGAGAACGACAAGGAGATTGGCGGCGATG